TCTGCCGATGATCGATCGGCCGGGCGTGGCGCCCCAGATCGCGGTGCAGTTGCTCGAGGCCGACCGGATCTCGAACAAGGGTTCAGCGCCTGATACGCGGGATCTGGCCGGCGGCGTCGCCCTCGATGCGAGGGGCGCACCCACCGCGTACCACATCCAACGTTGGCATCCAGGCGATCTATATCGAGGCGCGGGGACAGGCTACCACGAATGGGACATCGTCGACGCGTTCGGTGCGCAGAGCGGCCGGCGCAACGTGTTGCACCTCTATCACCGTCTGCGCATCGGCCAGACGCGCGGCGTGCCGTATCTGGCGCCCGTGATCGAGGCGTTCAAAAACCTCGACCGCTTTAGTGAGGCGGAATTGTTCGCGGCGGTCGCCAACGCCATGTTCGCGCTGACGACGAAGAGCGACGGCGGCGCCGGGTTGAATCCAGCCGAATCGGCCGTGACGGGTGAGACGCCGGCGGCGGGCTCGGGCGACGCGCCCAAGGGCGAGGGCTGGGATGGTTCGCTCACCTCGGGTCTGGTGGTAGATCTTGACGCGGACAAAGAAATCGCCTCGTTTCAGTCCGGCCGGCCGAACCCTGAACATGAGCCGTTCGTGAGCTCGATCGTCACGCAGATCGGCGTTCGGCTGGGCCTGCCGAAAGAAGTGCTGATGCTGTTTTTCTCCTCGAGCTATACCGCGGCGCGCGGAGCGCTCCTGCAAGGATGGAAGTTTTTCCGCGCCCGGCGCGACTGGTGCGCCGATGATTTCTGCCAGCCCGTGCGCGAGGAATGGCTGGCCTGGAAAGTGGCGAGCGGCGCGATCGACGCGCCCGGGTTCTTTGCGAATCCGGGACTGCGGGCCGCTTACGGCGCGGCCACCTGGCACGGCGACGGGCCTGGATCGATCGACCCGTTGAAAGAAGTGCTGGCGGCGAAAAAACGTACCGAAATGAATCTGCGCACGCTCGAACAGGAAATCGCGGAGGACTCCGGCGGCGACGTGGACGATATCCTCGAGCAGCGCGGGCGCGAGGTCACGCGCGAACGCGAGCTGGGCATCGCGACCACGCCGACGGGTGAACTGCTGCTGGCGCCAGAGCCGGTTCCGGCCACGAACGAGCGGTAAGGCAACCGAAAACAGAGACGGAGAAACCATGGCCAAGCTACTCGACATCGTCAACTCGCCCTGGGCGCTGCCGGCGGAAAAGCTCGACGAGATCGTCGCGATCTATTGCGCGCACGTGCGCGGCGAAAAGATCGACCTCGCGGCGATCGAGGCGAGGATCGGGAGGCCGCTGGCGCCGGCGACTTCTGCGGATGAGACCTACGATCTCGTCGACGGCGTCGCGGTGATCGGCGTCGACGGCATACTCGCCAAGCGCATGAATCTGATGATGAGCATTTCGGGCGGGGCGTCGACGGAATTGATCGGGCGCGATCTGCGCGCCGCGATCGAGGATCCGCGCGTGCATGCGATTTTGCTGGATATCGATTCGCCCGGCGGCTCGGTCGAGGGCATTGATACACTGGCGGAGCAAATATTCGCCGCGCGCGCGGTGAAACCGATCGCCGCCCTGGGCTCCGATTGGATGACCTCCGGCGCCTACTGGCTCGGGGCCGCGGCGCAACACGTCTACATCGCGGGCCCCACCACCGTCACCGGATCCATCGGCGTGCGCTCGAAGCACGTCGACACCTCCGGCATGCAGGAAAAAATGGGCGTCAAAACGACCGATATTTTTTCCGGCAAATACAAGGCCATGGGAAGCGAGAACGGACCGCTGTCCGAAGATGCACTCGCCTACCTGCAGTCCCTGATGGACGATCTCTACACGACGTTCGTCGATTCGGTCGCGCGGTATCGCGGCCTGAAAGTCGATGCCGTGCTGGCGACGATGGCCGACGGAAAAATGTTCATTGGCAAAAAGGCGGTTGCCGCAGGGCTCGTCGACGGCATGATGACGCGCGAAGCCCTGATCGCCAGTTTAATGTGAGGTTCAGCGCGCACGCAGGCTGCCGGCGGTGTCCGGCGGCCTGGCCACTCGAAGGGCGGTCGCCGGTGTTGCGACGCCCGGTCCGAAACGGCGCGGTTCGGTAGTCAACTTTTTTTTCAAGGAGAACGAAAATGATCGACAGAAAATTCCTCGAAGCCAATCACGCCGACATCGTCGCCGCGATCCGCTTGGAAGGGCACCAAGCCGGCCACGCTGAAGGCGTTAGCGCCGGCGCCGCAGCCGAGCGCACGCGCATCCTCGCGATCGAAACGGCCTCGATGCCGGGCTGCGAAGCCCTCATTGAGACCCTCAAGGCGGACGGTAAGACGACCGGCCCGGAAGCGGCCGCCGCGGTGTTGGCTGATTACAAAAAACAAAATGCCACCGCGCTCGGCAAACTCAAGGCGGACGCATCTGCCGTCCCCAACGTGCCCGCGACCCCGTCGTCGGCTGCAACGGGACCCGACGCAGCCGCGGCGCCGGCGAAAGATAGCGCGCAAGCGTTCGACGCCGCGATCGCCGCGAACATTACCGCCGGACTCTCGCGCGGCAAAGCGATCGGCAAAGCCGCCAGGGAACTCCCCGCCGCGCACGCGGCCTGGATCGAACTGCGCAACGCCGCGTAAAAAAGCCGTGATTCGTGATTGGTAATTCGTAATTAGTAAAACCAGTCACCAGTCACCAGTCACCAGTCACTAATCACCAGTCACCGGAAAAGGAACCCTCATTATGATGAACCAAGGAAGCCGCGCGTTTACCGCCGGCGAAGCACTGCTCGAAAAACGCCGCGTCCAGATCAAGGGCGGCACCACCACCACCCCGCCGGAGGTCGAGTACGCCGACGCGGGCGCACAGCATATCGGCATCACGGATGCGGATGCGGCCAGCGGCAGCATCGTCACCGTCCACCTGCGCACGCATCCGGGCAGCGCGGAAGGCGTTGCGTCCGAGGCGTTCGTCAAGGGTGCTGTGCTCTACGGGGCCAACGATGGCAAGATCGCCGACACTTCGTCGGGCGCCGCGATCGGCATCGCGCTCGAAGCGGCCACCGCCGACGGCGATGTCGTCGAGTGGGTGCAATTTATCGTGGTGGGCAACACTGCCGCGGGCACCTCGCTGGCGGACTCCGGCGGCTTCACCGGGCAGACCACGGCGGAAGCGGCGATCGCCGAGATCTACCAGCACCTCGTGACCGCTCAGGCCACGATCGGCATTCCGCTGGGCGCGATCACTCGGGAAGACGGAACGGCACTGACCAAGCAGGCCACGACAGTCGCCGGTTATGAGCAGCTCGCGGACAAGGAAACCGTCATCACGATTCCGGTGGATTGCTCGGCTGGAGAATCGCTCGGTTTCTCCGTCGCCGTGCCACAGGACCTCGACGACACCGCCGCACTCACGATTCACGCGCTCGTCGGTAAGGCGGCCGATCTCGACGTGCTGACGCTCGATTGCGAGGCGTATCAAGTCGGCGTGGGCGATCTCGCCAACACCGACATGAATGACACCGCCGCGCAGACTATCGTCGCCACCGGCACGGAGCTGGTGTTCAGCTGCGGTGCGACTGCCGTGTTGGCTGCGCCCGGAGCGATCTCTGTCGTGCTTGCCCTCGGCGGTACCAACGACGGCGACGCCGTGAATATCTACGGCGTCTGGATCGAGTACAAGCGCAAGATTCTGACCTCGTAACAATTCCGTGAGCCGTGACTCGTGATTCGTAAAAACGGATCACGAGCAACGAACAACTCTCAACGAACCTCAATCTCTTTTTAGGAGCACTACTATGCCCCGTCCTACCAATGCAACGACTGTCCAGCGCCCGGATCTCGGCGCGCTGGCGTATGAATACATGCTCGACGCCGCCACCCGCGGCTTCATCGGCATGTCCATCCTGCCGGTGTTTGAAGTGCCGGAGAAAACCGCCGATTATCCCGTCATCCCGATCGAATCGCTGATCAAAGACCAGGATACGCGCCGCGGTGCCAACGGCAACTATCAGCGCGGCGATTGGAAATTCGAGACCGGCACCTACAACTGCGAGGAGTTCGGCTGGGAGGAACCCGTCGATGACGTCGAAGCGGCGCTCTATCGCCGGTTCTTCGATGCGGAGGAAGTCTCCACCGAGATCGCCATCGACCGGATCCTGCGTGGCCACGAGCGACGTGCCGCCGCTCTGGTGTTCGCTTCGGCGGACGCGAGCGTCGCCACCGAATGGTCGACCGCGGCCTCTGCTGATCCGCGCGTCAACATCGAGGCGGGCAAAACCGCGATGCGCGCGGCCTCGGGTCTGCTGCCCAATGCAGTCGTCATGGGCTACGTGCCGTTTCGCAACGCTCTCCTTACGGCCAAGGTCATGGAAGCGCTGAAATACACCAATCCGATAGAACTCGGCGGGTTCGAGGCGCAGCGGCGCATCCTGGCGCAGTATTTCGGCGTCGACCAGGTGCTCGTCGGCGGCGCGCAATACGACAGCGCGAAAAAGGGCCAGAGTTTCACCCTGGCTGACATCTGGGACGACGAATACGTCGCGCTGGTCCGGATCTCCAACGGCGGCAACCGTCTGAAAGAGCCGGTCTACGGCCGCACCTTCCTGTGGATGGCCGATGCGCCGCAGGAGGTAGTGGTCGAAACCTATCGCGAGGAGGCGATCCGTTCCAACATCGTCCGCGCGCGCCAGCACGTCGACGAGGCGGTGATCTTCGCCGGCGCGAAATACGTGCTCGGCAACATCACGGCGTGATGAAGCGGTCCCGGCGGGCTCCGGCCTGCCGGGTTCGTAACTCAAAATCCGTGATTCGTGATTCGTAACTGGTAGCTGGTTTTACCAATCACTAATTACCAATCACAGTTTTTGAGTCACCCATCACGGCCTTTGAATGTTCAGCGAAGACCTCACTGCGTTTTTCAATCTCGGCGAGCACGCGGTCGAGGCGATTTATCGCCCCGCCGCCGGCGCGCCCGCGGTCCCGGTGAACGGCATTTTCGAAAACGGCTATCTCGAGGCGCTCGGCATGGCGGGCAGCCAGCCGGAATTTACCTGTCCGGCGGCGGGCGTGCCGGCATTTTCAGCCGGCGACGTGCTCGAAATCGGCGATACCGATTACACCGTGGTCGGCGCCAGGGGCGATGGCACGGGCGTTACCGTGCTGCAATTACAGCTCAAAAACTAGAATCACGTTCACTGCCGGCCATTGTGCAGCAATTACAACTACAGGAGATTTGACCATGTCTGCAACCAATGCACTAGAAACCAACCTGCTGGGTTTGCTGATCTTGAATGCTAACTGCCCCAACATCGGGGATGCCACCGGGTTGCTGGCGGCGGGTACTGTTGGCGTATTCTGGATCACGCTCACTGTCTCGCCGGGTCATACGGAAGGCGGCACCATGACGACGAACGAGACGGCGTACACCAACTATGCGCGGCAGGACGAGGCGCGCAACACCACGCAGTGGACGGTGACGAACGACACGGCGGACAACGACAACGCGATCGGCTTTCCGACCTGCGGCGTCACGGGCGCCACCCTGTTCGGCTTCGGTCTCGGTGACACCAACGCCGGCGCAGGGAACCTGCAGTTGATCGGCGACTTGACGGCGACGCTGGCCGTGGCAAGCGGTATCACGCCCTCGTTCGCCGCCGGCGCGCTCGATATCGTCCTCGCCTAGAACTCTCCTTCCCTCTCGATGGGGGAAGGCCGGGATGGGGATGGAAACGTTCGCTGTTATTTTTAAAGGAGCATTGCAATGGTCTATGTGAAACTGCTGAAAGATGTCGCCGAGGGTGGCCGGGATTTGGCCGAAGCCGTTAAAGCCGCTGAGTCTTTCGGGCTTGGCAAGGGAAACCCGTCCTATCCGCAATTGAAGACCACGACCACCAATGGCAAGGTTGTCGGCTACCGGAAGGACGTGATCGTCACGATGCACGAAGAATCCGCGAAGAAGTGGCTCGCAAGCGGCCTGTGCGAAGTGGTTGACCGTCCGGCCGCTTGATGTTCACTCCGCAGCTCGTCCGGGTCGAGAGTGCTGGCGAGCACGTCAAGCTCGCCATCGGCAACTGGGAACGAAGTCTGTATTTCGAGACGGCGTTCCTGCTGGCTTCGTGGATGGACGAATGCGCGCGCGAGGCGAAAGAGTGGACTGGTAATACCCGGAAAGGGCTGAAAGGTATCGGGACTCTGCACGATGCATCCAATCCCAACTGGTTAAACGCCGGGCAACCATTCACGCCGAACGGGGTTCCCATCGTCAATCGTGATGTCCTGAAGCGCGAGCAGATCGCGGTGCGTTCCGATGCTGGGATGGTCGTGATCAAGTTCGGCGGCACCGAAGCGATGCTGCCCTACCAGGCCACGCTCACGATCTCGCAATGGATCAGGCTCAGGGCGAAGGAGTCCCAGATGCGGGCCGGCGACCTGAGCCGCCATTGGAGCAAAGTCGTGGCGGAACACGACTTGCAGCACGGGCCTGGCGTGACGAGGGGCTGAGATGCGACTCGGGCTTTTCATCTTCGGCGTCCTGTTTTTGCTCGCCGCGATCCCGGTGAAACTCACCGGCTCGCGGTGGTACGAGACGCTGATTGTTGCCGGGGTTGGTGCAGCGATGGTTGCTGGTGCACTGGTGATCTGAAATGACTACAAGAATAAAGCTAGGTTTCCGAAATAACGTCTCTGGGGACGGATATTCTGCCCCAGTTGAACCTGCGTCGTGGTCTGCGGGGTGGAACAGGACCGCCGGTACTGCGCTATCGCAGGGCGCATCAAAAGATAAAACATTTGGCACCGCTTCGTCGCATCCAACTAACACGGCCTCCGGGACTTCCGGGCATTTCACTGCTGTCTCTCGTCATATATTTGGTCGCGCACTGGCGGCCCAGACCATCAGTGGTAATGTAAAGGGTCAAATGCAAGTTATGGAAAGTGCAACAGGGGACAACTTCACTTTTGCGTTTGCCATAAAAGTGATCCAACCAAGCGGTGCCGATCGAGGCCCCCTCTTGTCGGTAACAGCATCAGACGATACCTCAGCGACACCGCCTGAGATGGCGGTCACAACACCAACGAACCGCCGATTCCTGGACTCTTCCGAAAGTGCTTCTATAGCTCTTTCCAGTTTAGCCGTATCCGCCGGCGATTATTTGGTTATCGAGGAGGGGTTCAGACAAGCAAGCACGTCTACTGCTGCTGGAACATTGCGACTGGATGGCGGAGACGCAACCGATGACTTGGCTCAAAACGATGTAACAACATCTGCGGGAGCAGCATGGGTTGAATTTGATAGCGATTTAACATTTCTTGATTCTGAGTCCTCTGTTTATTATTACGGTAGCAATTCAATCCCGGTTGATACTGATAGCTCCACTGGAATAGCAGACCCAACAGCTGTCGCCACGCTAGTTGGAATGCAGGCCGGCGATCTGGTCTGCATGATCGGGCAAGAGCGCGATGCGACGACGACGCTTACTGTAAGTCAAGCGCGCGGGCAATCATGGACAAGCGAAGCGCAGATCTCGACAACCAACCAATCGGCGCGGCTTTTCTGGTGCACGTTTAACGGCACATGGAACGGGGGCAATCCGTCTGTGGATTTTGCTGCAGGCACAGCCGTCAACAGCGTGCACATGCATGTGTTCCGGCCGCCCACAATGAGCCACACATGGGGAGTTAACGTCGCGCAGGTCGAACTGGACGATACGACCGATCCGTTCACGATCACGGGCCAAACGACGACCGGCACCGATCCGACGGTGACGCTGGCGGGGTGGTTTACGGCAGACGATAACCAATGGGGGGCGCTACAAGGAAGCGGCTGGCAAGTCACCGGAGCTGCGCAATATCGCAATACCTCCGGCCAGGATCAGTCTGCCAGCTACGCGCACAAAATACAGACAGCGCCTGGGGCGACAGGGAATGTCAGCAAGAGCCAGATAACTCTTGGGCCGAACGACACAACGACCTTTATCATTACGTTTGCGGCGGCAGCCCCGCCCTCCGCCCTCGCAGGTCCGTCGAATATTTCGTTCACCCCCACCGGCACGATGACGGGAGCCGGCGCTCTGGCTGGAGTCTCGACCGCAACTTTTGCACCCGCCGCCGCGATGACCGGCGCGGCGCCGATCGCTGGAACGTTGACTGTAGACTTCACGCCAAGCGGCACGATGCAGGCAGCGCTTGCTGCCGAAGGCTCTGCGACGTTGACATTTACTCCGAGTGCCGTAATGGCCGGTACCGGCGCGCTTGCGGGATCGTCTACGTCTGCTTTTGCGCCCGCCGCAACGATGCTCGGCGATGGGCCTCTCGCCGGTTCGGGAACGGTGACTTTCACGGAATCCGGCGTAATGACAGGCGATGCGCCGATTGTCGGCAGCCTGACGATCAGTTTCACCGATACCGGCACGATGGCAGGAAGCGGCGCGCTCGCGGGAAGTTCCGTGATGGACTTCGCCGACACCGCGACGATGACCGGAGATGGCCTACTCGCCGGCAGCGGCACGGTGGCGTTTACGAACGCCGCGACAATGCTCGGCGATGGCGCGCTGGCGGGAAGCGGTACCGTAACTTTAGTTACCACCGCAGCGATGCTCGGCGACGGGGCTTTGCTCGGATTGGCAGACGTGACGTTTACCCCATCCGCCGCGATGGTTGGCGATGGGGTTTTGGCGGGATCGTCGGACGTAATCTTCACGTCGACCGCGACCGCCGAAGGCGCTGGGGTTTTGGCCGGGACCTCGACGACAGACTTCACCGGCAGCGCGGCACTCGCCGGGGACGGCATATTGGCAGGCGAGAGCCTGACGACATTCACGCCAAGCGGGACGCTCGAAACACCGAGCGGAGATATCGCAGGCGCCTCCACGATCACGTTCACTCCGGTCGCGGTGCTGGTGGGTGATGGCGTATTGACGGGATCATTAACTGTGGACTTTGCACCGGCCGCCGCGCTCGCCGGGGACGGTGAGATGCTGGGATCGTTGGAGATCAGCTTCGCGCCGGCCGGAACCCTGCTTGCGGATGGCGCATTGGCAGGCACAGGAACCCTCACGTTTACCGATTCCGGCGTGATGGCAGGCGATGGCGCATTGCTCGGCACCTCGGACCTGATATTCACCGGCACCGCGGCGCTGGACGGCGCAGGTGCGTTGGCGGGGGCATCCGAGGCCGCCTTCACCCTGACAGCGGCTACGACCGCAGACGGCGCGCTGGCGGGGTCTGGAACGATCACTTTCACCGATTCCGCAACCATCCTGGCGGAAGGTGCGCTGGCTGGTTCCGGCGCACTGGCATTCATCAGCTCCGGGGCAATGGACGGCGAAGCCGCGTTGCTCGGCGAGTCGAGCCTGACGTTCACCGATACCGCGATTCTCGGGGGTGAAGGGGCGCTGGCCGGCGCATCGAGCACCGCTTTTACCGGCAGCGCGGTGATGGAGGCAGCCGGCGAGCTCGCCGGCGCCGGCACGGTCAGTTTTGTATCGAGCGGCACGCTCGAAGCTCCTGACGGCGCGATGACCGGTAGCTCCTCCGTCAGTTTCACGATCAATGCGCCGCTGGCGGCGAGCGGTGATTTGTCCGGGTTCTCCGCGTTGTCATTCACTCTGCAGGGCGCGCTGCCGGGCGCAGGCGTCATGACGGGCGCTTCCGCGATTAACTTTGGCGGAGAGGGGACATTGACGCCGTTCGGCGATCTGTCCGGCCTCGCCTCGCTGTCGTTTACGCCGCAGGGCGTGCTGCTTGCGGACGGCGCGCTCGCCGGCGAGAGCGTCCTGGCGCTGATCAACGCCGCCGCATTGACCGCGGAGGGCTCGTTGACCGGAACCTCCGCGTTCGCCTTCTCGATCTCGGGCTTGCTTGGTTACGGCATTCACCCCGCGCCGACGGCGGGGCGAGAATTCTACGGCGCGGCGGTGGTGCGCGAAATCATCGGCAACCAGGTCCGCGAACACTGGGCGATGCCGCGAAAACGGGAGTCCGTGAAATGACGTTCTCGGTGAAAACCCCGGCCGCGAAAGAGTTCTTCACCTTCAACTTCGCGCGCCGGCTCTCGGCGGGCGAGACGATCGTGAGCGCGGCCTGGACGGTGACCGTGAAAGAAGGGACGGATGCCTCGCCCAGCGCGCTGCTCTCGGGCTCGCCCGCCATCAGCGGCAGCCGGGTGTCGCATCTGATCATCGGCGGAGTCGCCGATACACGTTACTGTCTGCAATGCGTCGCCACGACCAGCGCCGGCCAGGAGATCGCGCTCACCGACGACGTCTGGATCAGGGACGCGTGCTTCGATGGCTGATCACGTTCGAGAGCAAATCACGGTGGCGGCGATCTCCGCGCTCACCGGGCTGACCACGACCGGCCCGAATGTGTTCCGCGATCGCGACACCGACGCGGACCCGCTGCAGTCGGCCGAAGTGCCGGGACTCACCGTCGATGATGACGGCGATCCTTCGGAGCGCATCACGGTGGACACGTCCGAGGTCATGGAGCGGACCATGCGGCTGCGGCTGAC